GGCGATTAAAGACGAATCGTCAGGTAATCGTAATTGGATTTATGCTGGTACACCATACAATCTCGAATTCTCACTGTACATTATGGCTAAATATAATGAAGATGCAGTCAAACTACTCGAGCAAATTCTACCTTTTTTCAATCCAGAATTTACGAGTACTGTAAGACTCATTGACGGAATTGAGCCTATTGATGTACCGCTTATTCTCAATAGTGTAGATACAGAAGAGATTTATGAAGGCGACTTCACAGAACGCAAGAGCGTAATGTATACACTCAACTTTACTATGAAAGCGTGGTTCTTTGGGCCCGAGCGCAAGAAAGGCGTTATTAAGTTTATCGATATACGCGAATGGACATCGATGGACCCGCCCGAATCAAAAGGACCAGATGGCCAAATTACTATACAACCGGGCATGACTGACCAAGGTGAACCTACTACTATTTTAGGTGATACTGTCGATTATAGCTTAATTGATTTTGATGATAATTGGGACTACGTTGTAACTCTAGATGATGGTTCTTAAATGATGGAGATGATTTATGAAAATAGGATTTACTTGCTCGACCTTTGATTTACTTCACGCTGGTCATGTTCAAATGTTACGAGAAGCAAGGTCGCAATGTGATTATTTGATCTGTGGACTTCAGGTTGATCCCTCATTTGACCGCATTGAAAAGAATAGGCCTGTTCAAACATTAGTCGAAAGATACGCACAACTCAAAGCAGTACAATACGTCGACGAAATTATTCCATACGAAACAGAACTCGATCTTAAGGATATTCTTGAGATGTATCATATTGATGTTCGTATTCTTGGCGATGAATATCGTAATTTAGAATTTACCGGTAAAGAGATTTGCCAAAGTCGAAACATTGAACTATATTTTAATAAAAGAGATCACCGATTTTCAACAAGCGATTTGAGAAAACGTGTTTGTAAAGTAGAGATAAAAGACAATGGCAAAGAAGGATAAGATAGCTGAAACACTCGGGATTCGAGATCTCGAAGAGATTAAGTCTGAACTTGAAGTTCTTGGACCGGAAGAGCCAGAACCCGAACCCAACTTACCTGCTCATACTGAAGACCACTTACCCGCCGTGATGGACGAGGGCGCCGAAGAAAATCTTGCAGACATTGAGCTAGCTAAAAGAAACATTGAAAACATTATCAACCTCGGTGACGACTCCGTAAAAGAAATGGTTGAGATCGCTAAACAATCTGAGTCACCTCGGGCCTTTGAAGTTGTTTCTACTCTCATGAAAACTCTTCTCGATGCTAATAAAGATTATGTTGAGATGTCGACTAAAAAGCGTTATGCACGAGAAGAAGCAAATCCCAGCAAGCAGCAGGTGACTAATAATAATCTTATCGTATCGACTGCCGATCTTCTCAAAATGCTTAAGGACGGATCTGATGACTAACGGCTATCTGGGTAACCTTAATCTTAAAAGGATTGGGGAACAGATAGAATTTACTCCCGAAAATTTGAAGGAGTATATGAAGTGCATGAAAGATCCCATTTACTTTTCTCGCAAATACATTAAAATTGTACATGTAGACAAAGGCCTTATTCCGTTTGATCTCTACGATTATCAGGAAGAAATCGTACAAAAGATTACTGACAATCGACGACTAGCAGTATTAACTGCCAGGCAGTCAGGTAAAACGACGACAGCTGTCGCAGTTATCTTACACTACATTCTCTTTAATGAATTTAAAACTGTAGCTATTCTTGCAAACAAAGGTGACGCCGCACGAGAAGTGTTAGGCCGAGTCCAGCTTGCCTATGAAGCATTACCCAAATGGATGCAACAAGGTGTAGACGAATGGAATAAAGGTAATATTTCACTCGAGAATGGTTGTAAAATATATGCAGGTACGACTACGTCGAGTGCAATTCGTGGTAAATCTATCTCATTCCTCTATCTCGATGAGGTCGCTTTTATTGAAGGATTTGATGACTTCTTTGCTTCTGTATATCCCACAATCTCATCAGGTGATTCTACAAAACTAATGATGACCTCTACACCGAATGGATTAAATCACTTCTGGAAGACGTGCAAAGGCGCAGAAGAAGGTACGAATGGGTATGAATTTACGCGAGTTATGTGGTACGATGTGCCGGGCCGGGATGATAAATGGAAGCAAGAAACACTCGAAGCACTCGACTTTGATGAACAAAAGTTTAGACAAGAATACGAGTGTGGCTTTTTGGGCAGCTCGGGCACATTAATCGATGGATCAAAACTTAAGAATCTTGCTTACTCGAGACCCATTGCCGAAAACGAAGGACTAACACAATACGAAAAAGTATTAGATGGCCATACTTACGTAATGACAGTAGACGTATCTCGAGGTAAAGGATTAGACTATTCGACCTTTAATATTATTGATATTACGCAAATGCCATACAAACAAGTATGTACATTTCGAGATAATTTCATCGGGCCAGTTGATTTCGCATCAGTTATATATAGGGTAGGCTTGCTCTATAATGAGGCCGCTGTGCTCGTTGAAACTAACGATATTGGTGAGCAAGTTTCAGACGTTCTTAACATGGATTATGGATACGAAAATCTACTTTATACCGAAAATGCCGGAAGAAACGGAAAAAGAATATCGAGTGGCTTTGGTAAAAGAGTAGACAATGGGATAAGAACAACAAAAAGCGTTAAATCAATAGGTTGCAGCATACTCAAAATGCTGATTGAGCAAGATCAATTGATTTTACAAGACTTCAACACAATACAGGAATTATCACGTTTCTCTAAAAAGGGATCATCTTACGAAGCAGAATCCGGTTCGCATGATGACCTAGTGATGAACTTGGTAATATTTTCGTGGTTATCAGATCAAACGTACTTTAAAGATATGACTGACATTAATACACTTATGAAATTACGGCAAAGAACGGAAGAGCAGATTGAAGAAGATCTTTTACCATTTGGCTTTATTGACGACGGAAGCGAAAACGATGACGATGGGTTGGCCCTAGGCCGTGAAGGATGGCAAATCCTGCAGTAAGTCCTGTATTTTATAAATATAGTAAGTGATGCAATCTGAAAATTTTTTTAAAATAAGATAATAATTAAAGGAGAAAAATATGGCTTTTTCCGTAAGTCCTTCCGTAATCGTTCGTGAAGTGGACGCATCGGCAGCGGTACCAGCCATCGCAACACCACCTGCAGCCGTTGCCGGTGTTTTTAGATGGGGTCCTATCAATGAACCAGTTCTAGTATCATCTGAAAACGATCTTGTAAATCGCTTTGGTAAGCCTACCGGAGATAATTTCGAGACGTTCTTTACAGCAGCAGATTACCTTTCTTACGCTAATGCCCTATGGGTTGCTCGTGTAGATAATGGTGCTGTTACAGCTGACGCTACTGACATTGTACTTCATACTTCTAACACCGCATACGCAAATACAGCTGCACCTGGTTATGTTGCTGGCACAACTGCTGGATCCATTGGTTCCATAGACACGGGCAATACTACTTATGGTGCATTCGAAGGTCTCTATCCTGGCGCTCTTGCTAACGGAATTGAGATTTCGTATGTTAAAGATTCTAACATGGATGCCGAGTTGTTTGGTGTAGGTGATATTCCTTCTACAGTACCGGACAGCAATCCTCAAGTTGATCAGCTCTTTGCTTTTAACACTCAGACGTTCGAGTGGACAACAAGCGGAAATACGGCAGCTGAAGTATTTGATGTAGATGGCATGGTTGGAGATATTCTCGTTGTCGGTAACGACTCTGTAGGTTATCAAGAGCTTCCAATTACCTCTGCTACTCGAGTAGGTAATCAGAAAGATCTCGATCCATCTGCTAATACAAACATCGTAACGTCAACATATACGTATACGTTTACTACATCGACAAAATATTCTCTTTCAGAGACCGAAGCAAATAACTTGAAGATCAATGTCAAGTGGAAGCATTCAAGCCTCTTTGGAAGATCGCCAGACACGGGCAACTATCACGTTGCGGTCATCGATGCAAGTGGCGATGTTACAGGATCTGTAGGTGCACCAGTTGAAATCTACGATAATGTATCAACCACAGTCGGTGCTACACTGCCAGATGGTAGAACAAACTATTACAAAGACGTCATTGAAAACTTCTCTGCATGGGTTAAAGTTGCAAATACCGTACATTTTGAAGCTCAATCCGCATCTACATACGAAACACTCGCTGGTGGTGCCGAAGGAACTTCTGAATCTGGTGCAACACTTTCTGCTCTTGCAGGTGGTTATGACCTCTTTAAGAACTCTAACGAAATTGACATCTCATTTGTCCTGCAGGGTAAAGGCGATAATAGCGGTAACCTTGCAAACTACATCATCTCAAACATTGCAGATTATAGAAAAGATTGCGTAGCTTTCGTTTCTCCTTCTAAAGAAGCTGTTGTAGATGAGTTGAGAACAAATGCTAAGATGACAAACGTTATCGCATATCGAAACAAACTTCAAAATTCTTCTTATTGGTTTATGGATAGCGGATACAAGTATCGCTACGACAAGTACAATGATACTTATCGCTATGTTCCTCTGAACGGTGATATGGCAGGTCTGGCTTCTCGAGTCGAACCTTACGAGTCTCCGGCAGGATTTAGAAAGGGTGTTGTAAAGAATGTTGTGAAACTTGCTTTCAATCCTAATAAAGCACAAAGAGACCAATTGTACAGCTCAGACATCAACCCAGTTATGTCGCAAGTTGGACAGGGTATCGTTCTCTTCGGTGATAAGACAGGTTTGGGTGGCAACAGTGCATTCGACAGAATCAATGTTCGAAGATTGTTTATTGCAGTCGAAAAAGCAATTGCTAACGCTGCTCAATCTTTCTTGTTCGAGTTGAATGACGAATTCACTCAGACACAATTCAGAAACATTGTAGAACCATTCTTGAGAGACATTCAGGGTAGACGTGGTATCATTGACTTCAGGGTAGTTTCTGACGCTACGGTGAACACTCCTACAGTGATTGATCAGAATAAGTTCAGAGCAAATATCTTTATCAAGCCTGCTCGCTCGATTAACGTTATCGAACTTACGTTCGTGGCTACGAGATCTGGTGTAGAGTTTGAAGAGATTGTTGGCGCGCTTACATAATAAATAAAATTAAAAGGAGAACACGAATATGAGTTTTAACATCAACGAGTTTAAATCGCAGCTTGTAGGCGGTGGTGCTCGTCCAACTCTTTTCCAAGTTCAGATTCTAAACCCTGTCGATCCAGCCGCCGACTTTAAAGTTCCATTCATGGTGCGAGCGGCTGGTATTCCTGGCTCAACAGTAGGGCAATATGAGGTGCCCTACTTTGGCCGCCAGGTTAAATACGCAGGTGATCGAACATTCGAAGATTGGACAATCACTGTAATCAACGATGAAGATTTTGCTGTAAGAAATGCTATGGAAGCTTGGTCTAACGCTATCAACTCACACGATAGTAATGTTAGAGCACTTCCTCAAGATTACAAGTCAAACGCTATCATCACACAGTTTAGTAAAGATGGTGATCCACTTAGATCTTATGTTTTCGAAGGCATGTTCCCAGTTTCTATTGATCAGATTGAAATGGATTGGGGTACTGTCGATGCTATTGAGGAATTCGGAGTTACATTCTCTTATGATTTTTGGAGAGTTGAAGGCGTTACCGGCATTCCAACAACCTAATTAATGTTGAGTGAAGGATTTTAAATTATGAAGATCTTCGGTTTTGAGATCAAGCGGCAAGAGGAGGAGGCCAATGAAGTACCGGTCTCCTTCGCCGAACCGTTAAATGACGACGGCGCGATTACCGTTGGCAGCGCGCTGGGTGGATTTTACAATACACTGATTGACTTGGAGGGCTCAGCAAAAACTGAGTCCCAACTCGTCACTAAGTATCGTGGTATGGCAATGCAGCCTGAAATTGCTCAGGCGATTGATGAAGTAATTAACGAAGCAATCAGCGTTGATACACACGATAAAGTTGTCGATATTGTTTTAGATGATACTGATTTACCAGACAAAGTAAAAAAAGCGATTTCAGATGAGTTTGTTGAAGTTTTAAGTTTACTTGATTTTACTAATACGGCATATGATGTGTTTAGTAAGTTCTATGTAGATGGCAGACTCAACTATCACATTATTATCGATGACAATAATTTAAAGAAAGGCATTACAGAACTTCGCTATATCGATCCGAGAAAAATTAAGCTTATTCGCGAAGTAGATAAAAAGGGCAAGGACGAATGGTCTGGTATGCCCACAAAAAAAATTAAAAACGAATACTATTTGTATTCTGACACTGGGTTTGGCAATGGCCCAGGTGATTCTTCGACTGGTTATAGGATCGCAAAAGACTCAATTGCCAGAGTTACATCGGGGCTAATGAATGAGAATAATTCGTTAGTCCTTTCGTATTTGCATCCTTCTATCAAGCCTCTCAATCAGTTGAGGATGTTAGAAGATGCGACTGTCATTTATACATTGACACGAGCACCAGAGAGACGTATTTTCTACATTGATGTAGGTAATTTGCCAAAGAATAAGGCAGAACAATATCTTCGAGATATGATGGTTCGCCACAAAAATAAGTTGCAATACAATGCATCAACTGGTGAGATTACAGACTCTCGTAAGATGATGACAATGACTGAAGATTTTTGGTTCCCTCGCCGAGGCGGTGAGAGATCCACAGAAGTAGATACACTCGCCGGTGGTAGTGCACAGGGCTTGAGTACAGACGAAAACTTACAGTACTTCCAACGTAAATTATATAAAGCGCTGAGAGTACCGTTAACTCGATTGGAACCAGAAACAATGGTTTCGTTTGGTCGAGTCTCAGAAATTACAAGAGACGAGCTGAAGTTTAGTAAATTCATTCGAAGACTGAGATCAAGATTTTCTTGGATCTTCAGTGAAATACTCGAAAAGCAGCTCGTATTGAAAGGTGTGTTAACACCTGAAGAATTTGAAAGTATCAAAAATCAAATTCGATATGACTTTATTAAAGACAACTATTTCGAAGAACTCAAAGAAGCAGAAATTCTCAGAGAGCGTATGAATACTTTGAGAGAGATGGAAGAAACAGTCGGTGTTTATTATTCACGAGAGTGGGTTATCCGCAATGTTCTTCAGATGAGCGAAGATGAGTTTGAAGAAATACGGGATCAGATTGAAGCAGAAAAAGAATTGTATCCTGACGACGACGAAATTTAAATTGTAACTTAAGGACCGGAAATATGAAAACCTTTAAGAGTTTAATATCTGAAATGGACCAGCCAAAATCTCCTGAAGAAAAGAGATTTAAGGATCAGCATTCCGTTGAGGTACTTGATCCTGAAGGCCACGGTGACGACATTAAGCCAAAGACTAAGAAAAAGAAGCGTTTAGCTGATTACACAGATGGCGCTGATAAAGCAGCTTATGATCAAGCTTATACCGTAAAGAAAGAAGATTGGGATGCGATCGAAGAAGAAATATTAGAGAATCACGATATTTCTGAACTCGATGAACAGCAACTCGATGAATTAATCGGTAAGATCGCAAAGGGTATTGGCAAGGGAATCAAAAAGGCTGCCAACAGAATGTCCACCTCTGGTCGGGCAGATGCGGCTGAAAAGAAAGCAGCTAAAGCAGAAAAGAAAAATCAAGATCGTGAGAGATTGAAGAAAGCTAAAGAGCGCATTGCAGCTGCCAAGGCAAAGAAAAATGAATCTTTCTTAGAAGAAGATATTGCTGATATCGTAATTCAAGCTTATGGTGAATCTATCCTTGAAATGGACGAAGAAGAATTAGATGCTATCGTTGACCGAGTCTTTGAAAGCTTAGAGGGATAATTCATGAAGCGCGTCGGAGATCTTTTACCAGAATCGAGCAGAAAAGCTCATCGTAATATGTTTAAGGCTGCTGCCAAGAAAAAGCATGATGCAGATGAGCAGGCAGCTCGAGAGAAAAGGCTTAAGGCAAAGGGTTGGGTTAGAAACAATCGTGGTGGAATGTCAAAAGTAGAAACCGCGGTCGAAGTAGAAGAGAAATATAGAAAGCCAACTCCAGATGAGATCGCCGCCGACAAGAAGAAAGATCAAAAAGGTTCTTCTAATAGGTACAAAAACATCAAGAAAAAGGTGTATGGCAACGCAATGGGCGGATTAAAAGAA